AAATAAGGGTCTCGCGAGTCTCCGTCTCCAAGCCAACACCCCAATAAATAAGGATCAATCGGAAGATCGACATCTGGCATTTCAAGAGCAGGGGAGCAGTTAATATATGGACTTCTCCTATGTCGTTTTTTAAAAATATCCTGCGTCTCCATAATCATATTACGCCTGCCTTTATGATCATCATACTCAATTTCAAGGTTCCACAAATGTTCTTTTGATGCTAAAATTGAGATTCCATCATTGAAGTTTATTTTTTCAACGTTCCATAAATACAAACCAGAATTCCCCAAAACGGATTTTTCTTTTCCGTCCTGACCAAATACATAATCACCCACGCATAAATCCCCGTGGTTTTTCCACCCCTTTGTTGTCAAAATGGGCGTATCTGAGGGTAAAAGTTTTCCAAATTGGGGCGGCATCCGGATCATTAGCTTATGGATTGGCTGGCCGTCCTCTTTAAGTAGTTGATTGTAATAGAATTTTTCTAAAATATCGCAAAGGATTTTGAGATGATCCCGCTCTGGTCGGTAAAATTCAGGTTCAAGTAAATGGCAAAACTCCCAAAAGTCACGGCGTGCCAGTTCCTGCCTTAGATTGCAGTTCAATAAGGTTTCTAAGGTCATCTTTTGAAAGTTTTGATAAATCAATTGTTTGTTTTGGTATCAGTGGTCCTCCTCCAGCTCCGGTAACTTCTAATGAAGATACCACCTTTCCTATTCCTCTGTCTAATATCTTTTCAATTACATCAAAACCCTTGCCTGAGAGTATTGATTTGCCTACAACTCTAATTAATGCCGGTTGTGTTTCGTCTTTTACCTTTTTTTCAAGTTCTGGGATCGAGAGTTGTATTAACCTAAGATAGCATGATGTTATATCGTTCTTTGACGCTTCGGTGCATCCTTCCTGTTCAAGTTCAATATTTACCTTTGAAATTGTCTTTCGATTTGCACCAGTTTTGTTTATGTTTTCCGGCCTTTTATCAAACCCTTTTCCTATTATGTTTTCTTGTTTTGGCATCGTTGCTGCATCGTTGCTATTTATTTAAATGACTTAGTCCAATTTCTTTTGCTGAAATAAATGTATTTTAAATTTAACCGAGCGTCTCTTATTATTAAGGGGACTAAATTACAGTGCTTTGTCGTTACAAGATAAACGTCACCTAAATTAAATCCATTCACTCTCGCTAAATAATAATATGCTAAACACTGGCCAACTCCCTGCATGCATTCACCGTATTCATTACGAGGGCTTTTTAATTCAACTAAATGGACATAATTATTTATATCCCAAAATATTATATCAACTCGTGGTTCGTTTTTATGAAGGTGATCAATTTTTTTAAATGCGCATTCTGTTTCATAACTTTTATATTCAAATCCTAAAACGTTTCTGCAAAATAGTTCTTTATTAAGAATAATGAATTCCATTAAATCTTTCTCGTTTTCAAAATCATTATTGACAAAAGATTCATACTGATCGGTTTCAATCAGTTCACAAATTCGAGAAACTATTTCAGGAGTGTATTTTGACATTTTGCTTTCTTTTCAAGGTCTGCTGTTTTATACATTTTTGAAGTTATATGGGTAATTCGTTTTAATTGGGTATTTAAAATTACCCATTATTTCACGTTCAAACCCTTTATGTTTCAGTACATCAATCATTTGATCAAAACTCTCATATTTTTCTTTCTTCAATTCGAGTAGTTTTGCAACTTTCATTTCATCTATTCGCTGCATTACCGAATCAAATGTACTATTTTTCCAGCTAATTGTATGATCCCGAAATATTACAACTCTTCCATTTTGTGTTTTCCATAGACGCTTAATCTTAGGAATGTTTATCGGTATCAGTTTTGAAAGGTCGAAATTTTGCAGCGGCGTTAATCTTGACGGGTCAAAATAATTAATAATGAAATTGAGTTTTGGGCTAACTCCGTAATCTTCACCTAATATCTCGGTGAAATTTTCAAACTCTTCCTGTTGGTTTAATCCTGCAATCAGGAATATGTTTGCGTTTTTCTTATAGAATTTCGTCCGTTGAATGAATTCCTTTATGTCTTCGTCTGTAATTCGCTTTTTTAGTTCAAACCTTGTGGTTTCAGTCACCGATTCAAGTCCAACCCTGATTAGTCTTATTTTGTTGTACTTCGTTGAATTCTCATTATATCCTTTAATTGTACAGTCAGACACTTTCAGGTTACAACTTTGGCTTTCGTAGTTATTTCCAATAAGATATAATTGTTTGCCTTCATACTTCCTTGAAATGGCTTGAATTGCCTTCTGGTTTGGGTTTTGCTGAAACCGGTTCATCCAACTTGTCAGGCAGAAAGTACATTTATTCCTGCATCCTACTGATTCAAGATAAGAATAGCTGTTCTGGCTTATTCGCACAATTGGAATGATTGACCAATCTATGAAACTTGAATATTCACCTTCTTTTTTCTCTTTTGAAACAATGAATGGCATTTGATTTATTTCCTCAATGCTTTTCAGTGTCTTAAAAAATTCAAATCCTTGACCTAAATTGACAAAATCAGCATAAGCTAGAAGACAGGCCGGAGCGTTGGAAATATGACCACCCACTATAATCTTTTTTTTCGGGAATTGTTTTCTGGCTTTTATAAGTTCGGGTATTTCGTAGTGAGATGTAAGCGATAGGCACATAATATCTGAATCTTTATGATCTGTTACGCTATGGCCATAGATTACAGATATATGTTTCAGTAGTTCAATTGTGAAAACAGTGAACCCTGTGAAATTATTGTAAAATGAAATTTTCATTCTTTTGAATTAACTGAATTATTTTTTCTGCCTTTTCGTTTCGCCTTAATTGATCTTCTTTCTCGTTGTCAGTATCGAACATCTGAGAAAATGCACTCGTGTAATTTTTTAGGCTCTCATTCTGAACATAAGCGATGAAGTTCCCAATTCGGACAGGAATTGAATTACCTCCATATACATCATTTGGATTTTTTGAATTTTCAAAATTATCATTGTCGATCAACGGTACATTATCAAAATCCGGCAAATCCATCCCCCACTCTTCCAGTATTGCAAGATTCCATTCTTGTAGCATCCCCCAATTCATTTCCCCAAACGAAACGTTATCTTTTATCACAAACTCCCGCCATTGCTCTTCTGTGAGGTCTTTCCCTTGCTTTACCCATTCGTCTGGCACATCTTTATAACCTAACTCTAAAAGTGCCTTAAATCGCATATTACCGCCCTGAATTACGTTTTGTTCATCAACGACAATCGGACGTAGTGCCATCATTTTCGGAAAGTCCTTCAGGGATTGAACCAGCTTTTTAAACTTATCATCCTTGATTATGCGGGGATTGGACGGATTTGGCTTTATATCTGATAATTTCATAGTGACAAATATACAAAATTATTTATTAAACCTATTTTACCCGAAAACCCCGCTACCTTTCGATAAGCGGGGCGGGTCCTTCTTAGAACAAACCGTTAGTCAATATTTTCGCCTCTATGAATTTTGTTAACCCACTCGTTGCAGTTGCTTCCGGTATTACAACGAACCGTCATTAACACTTCGTCGTTAGAAGGATCATACACTTCAACGCCTTCAAGTTCAGTATTCAGATTCAAAACTACCTCTTTTTCGTGAGGATAGTTGGTGTTTGAGATTTCAGTACATTCTGTGTCAATCATTGAATCTTCAATCTCAGCAAAAAGGATAAGTTTTTTTCCTTTTTCGCAACCAACTAACGAACTATTGATAGTTGCCAAAATAGTCTCGTCGCTTGTCCAGTGTGCGCCAACTTCTGAAAAGTTGATTTCTTTTTCACTTGTTATGAATATTGCTCTGGCTACTTGCATTTTGCAAAGTTTTTGTTTGCCTACTTTGTGTCGGGGTGTTCGGCTTTTCCACTTTTATAATTTATTAAATAAAAACTTTAAATGTTGTATAATTATTTTGTTGATAAATTCTTTTTCTTTCAATAGCGATAGCTGTACTTTTAGACAAATAGGCATTATATACCTTTTCAGCAAATTCATCAACTTTTTCATTATGTTTTTTTGCCTGTGCAATGGCAAATTCTTTGCTATTTTTTGGTTCTGAAATTGTAGCGTCTATAATTAATTCTTGTAAGCGTGTCATTTCTTCTTTGTTTTAATTGATTAACGTACGAAAGTTACAACATAAAACGCTGATTTGCAAATATTTTAGCATGTTATACAACATATTTTGCAATTATTTTATGACCTCAATCACAAATTTACCCATCTCAAAAAAAATCAACCCGACCAATCCGGCGAGACAGGTAAAGAATAGAGCGTGTTGGAGTTTTGTTTTAGTATTCATTCTGGCTTATGTTAAATTGACCGATCCAACTGTTTGGAATAAAGGAATCCACATCATCTTTATCATTCAACCAGCTTACAAATTCGACCAACTTTTGATTAGTATAAAGTGTCATAACCTCCTCGATTTCTTTTTCGTTTAAGTTACACAAAAAACATCCGGGATCGGTAAGGTTTCTGATTTTGTACGCTTCATCGCAAGTACATGCAAAGTGTTGATCGATCAAATCTTTTGGTTTCATAATATTTTGTTTAATTCGTTTTTAACCTCATTCCAAAATACGTTCTCTGTTTCCGAAAAAGCATCAGTAGCTGAAATAATTTCAGCGACAGCGATAAGTGCACATTCAGTTGCCTGCCTATCAGATAATCCCTCTGACCACATTTGAGCTCTTATATAATCAGCTTTTTTTTCTGGTGTCATTCTATTTCGTTTTTAAATTCCCGTAAAATCTTCCAGTTCCCCGTTAATCCCATCCTTTTAAACGATCCAGCCGAAACGACCTTTTTTACTTCTCCCTGCTGAATTTGGTAGATATAGCCTGAAAGTAGGGGTTTATCAGTCGAAAATCTTTGATCCTGTTTCGTTTGCTGCCTGTTTGATTCCTTGAAGGGCTTCATAGTTTTCGTCTTTAATTAATTTTGGGATCAATTCTTTTAGCTTATGTTCATTACCGCTACGTATGTCACTTTTGACTAAAATGCGGATTTTGTCAATGTAGTGCTTTGGCTTCATTGAATATTTTCAATTGATACGATTATCATATTTTCTTCCCTCAATGAATCCTCTATTTCGTGCTGTTGATCCTCTGTCAGATCGTCCCATGTTGTCTCTGAACCATGTCCGTAATATTCAAGATCAATTTCTTGATCAAAAACATTTAAACTAAATTTTACGTTCGCTTTCATCTTATCTCAAATTTAGTAATTATTTTCCATAAACCTGTCATGAATCGCCTGTATTTCACTACCTATCAAGTATATCCTCACCAAATAAATATTCCAAGCGTCTTGCTTTTACAATTTCGTTTCTTAAACTTTTATGTTTATGAAATTCATTGTGACACTTTATGCATAAAACAAGTAAATTATCTTTTTTATGCAAATTTTCATGTTCTGGTTTTTCACTCCTGTAAATCAAGTGATGTGATTCAAAGCGCAAGGAATTAGACGTATTGCAATATTCGCAGTAAACAAAACCTTTTTCATCCAACATTAATTGTTTAATCTCCTTTGAATGTTTAATAAATATTCTCTCACCAATATTTATTTTTTTCCTTCCTCTTACAAAATTGCCATTTCGATACGCAGGGTTATTTTCACCGAATCTTTTGCTTGTACTTATATCATTCCACTGAAATGATCGTTTGCTTTTTTGATTGCTTATCCTGCAATTTGGCGAACAAAACATACTAAGACTGGTATAAGGTTCAAACGGTTTTCCGCAAAACTTACATATTTTACTACCTGACTTTTTACTTCTTTTGCTTAATGTCGCAATATATTTGCATTTTCTTGAACAATATTTATTCGTTGACATTATCGGAGTAAAAGTAGTTCCGCAGACAACACAATTTTTTTCTTTAAACTCCTTTTTTATTTTTACAATTCTCATAATATTTGTATTACATCTATTACAAATGTAGTATAAATTATTAAATAAACAAATTTTTTAATTCAGGATTATCAAACCAACATTTTTCACATCTTGCATCTTCCGAGATCTGGTAGCCGAAAAACTTCATGTATATTTTTGTGTGTTTCTGCATCTTAATTATTTTTAGTTGCGCCTATACGGCTGTTTTTAGGTGAATTGGAGCAATATTGCGTGTAGCAACGAGTTAGCACCCATTTTAAAGAAGTGCATCTAATTTACTATTTCGCTCAATAATCATATCAGTTCTATGTATTGCGTGAATAAGTGGATAATGCCCCATTATTCTGTCGTACAAACACAGTTGACCTTCGTGTGTTACTATTTCGACATATCCATCACCAACGCCTTGTATTGTTAAATGAATACTATCACCTTCTTTTACTTCCTCGCCATTGCAATCAATAAAAACGGGGGCTAACACACGGTCATCAGCAATATTTGCCGTGCCTTGTGGATTGTTTTCTGCTAATTTTGTCATTTGTTTTTCAATTTAAATTTTGTGATGCAAATACTGCTGATACCGTCAAACGTTATCGGCAACCTAAGAAAGCATCCCGATAATTCTGAGCTTTTCCGATTTTTCATTTAAGTATCTTTCAACCAATCCGTGTCCAAGTTCTTTTAATCCATCGTTTAAAGAAATACGAGCTAAAACTAACCTAATTTGAGTAAATTCCTCTGCTGTTAATTCTACTGTTTCCTGCCCATCTTTAAAGAACATTTTAGGCTCTATTACTTTCTTTAATGCCATACCTGCTTCATTCTGTATATTATACAAAATTGAACTTTCAGCACTATGTACTTCTTCGTAAAGTTTCAATTTTGTTTTTAAGTTTTTTACTTCTGAACTTTTCATTTTATTTATGTATTTAATTAATAATCAGATAAAAGGCAGCCGATAACACGTTGTATACGTCAGTTTTGCAGATAGTTCCGTGTAACTTTATAGCCGTGTGTACCGAACGCATACAACCACCGTTATAGCCAATAGCTACGATAGTGCTTCCATTAGACGTTTCTTAACCCACTCAATGTTTGGGACTCCATTAACATCTAACACTTCAAGCACTTCGGTTATGGCTTCTTTCATTTTTGGAGCAGCTACAATAAGTTTAGCATCCGCCATCCTTATTTCATCTGTGTATCCATTATGGTCGCCATAATCTTCCTGCATTACTTCAACTCGTGGGTAATGTCCGTTTTCTTCTGCGTTTGGCAAATCTGCTTCTATAAAAAACATTGATTCGCTTGCAACTCTGATTCTCCAATTTTCTGTATTCATTTGTATTTCAATTTAAGTTATTACTAATTTAACCGCTACTGGCTATAACAGCACCTTAGCGTCAGTTTTTGGCAATTTAGTTTAGTGGTAACTTGAAGCATTCGGTAAGCCAAAAACCGAACGCCAAGCTGCAAAACGTTGTAACCAATGCTAATCGCCGTATTCAGCAGACCCGACTAAAGGAGACAAAGCACCGTGCATTTTGACAACGTTTTCAGGGTTTGACAAATAGAAATGAGCCAGGCGACAAGCTGCACCAAAAGTGTTTCCGCTATGTCCACCGTCCAGCCCAGGCACTTGCTTTAATTGTTCTTTCCAATCTTTTTTTGCAAATTCCTGTATTCCTTCCGGTGTTTTGCATCCTTCAGCAATTACAACGGCCTGTTCACAACAAAAAACTTCGTATCCTTCGTAATCAATTCTAAATCTTTCGTTGTTGGTTCTAAACTTATCAATCCGGTCTTTAAAGCATTTAGGTAATGCCTCATATTTTGCATCCATTTCAGCAACATTGTCTTTAAATTTTTGCTGTTTTTCTTCTTCGTTTTTACGAAGCCATTCAATTCTTTCGGCCTCTAAATCTTCATCTGTTTTCCAAAAAATTTGTTGTCCGTTTAAATCCATGCCTCGGATAGTTCCAAATGCACCGCCTTTTGTATGTACGGTTAATTTATTGCCAACTTTCGGCACAAATCCATAATTTTTTTTCAGTCCACAGCACATTCCACTTTGCGAAATTGAATAATAATCTTCGCTTTCAGTTACTTCGGTAATAATTCCGGTTTCTTGATAATTCTCGTTTTTCATTTTTATGATTTTTAAGTATTTATTTGATAATTAAAGCACTAGGTTACAACACCAACTACCCGTCAATTGCCGCAGGTGTGGTTTTCGAGCATTTTAGCCCGCATTTTCTTCATTTCAATTTGACAGTAAAACTCTACGCATCGGCAACTGCGTGTAGTTTTCAACGTTATACTCTATTTTTCATTCTTTCCAAATTATCCCGCTTTTCTTTCCTTGCTTTTTCCATCTTAAAGTAATGTACAACTGTTGTACTATTGCGGTTTATCTCCCATCCGATATCTCTGTAGTTATGATTTGGAAAATGTTCTTTTGCTAAAATAGCAAACTTTTTACGCAAATTTACTAATTCTGTTTTTCGACACTTTGATTTAATATCTTCCTCAGAAACGTTATTCATCAAACAGAATTTATCAAAATAATACCGTAGTGATTCGTCTTTTATCTCTGTCAGCAACTTTACCGCTTCATCCAGGTTTTTGCAAAAAATATCAATTTGCTCTTTTGTTAATTCTGAAAGTTCACAGGCTTTGATTATGTGCTCAATTTTGTAGTTCATCTCAATCCTTTCTATTTTCGTTTTTAATTACCATATTTTCAAGTGATTTCATAATATCAATGTTGAAATGATAAGCGAATGTTAAACAGGTAGAAATAACGTCCCCCAACTCCATTGCCTCATCTTTTTCGTTCGTGGTTTGAGCTAACTCTGTTACTTCCTCGTACATTTTTAAGAAAAAATCATTTTTGCGGGTAAACTCATTGATTAACCCACGTTTTACCGTTGCTTCATAATTTCGTCGTGCAATTTCAAGTAATGTCATTAGAAAAGTTTATTTTGTTTCTTTTCCAAAAATTCCAAATATTCCATAATTAGTTTTTATTTTGAAATTACTCTTTGTTTTTTACTCTATCTAATTTTTTTGCATGTTGTGCAACATGTTTTACAGGTTCATTAACAGGAAAAATAACATTGTATTTTTTGTAAAAATCACTGTATTTTCTTCTCGCTTTTTTTATTACAATCTTTAGAATTTCAGGATTTTTCGAATTAATGAATGATATGGTTTTTTTAAATGCTTGTGTTTTTGAATATCCAAAAAAAGTGCATAATCCGACACCTAGTCCAGAAGATAATTCAATCGCATAGTACATTTGATCTTCTACTGCTTCAATTAAGCAAAATTGATACCTGTGTGCTTCAAATAATGTTCCTTCATTTTCCTTTATTCCTTCAGATGTTACTCTTTTTACTGTGATTTTCATGATATTTTTTTAAAATGGTTCGTTTGGTTCAAAATGGTTATTTATTTTAATTTCATAGTTTTGATCTAAAAATAAGTGTTTGTGTTTTCATTTCCATTAACGTCTCACTTATAACCTCTTTTTGTGATTTTCCGTAAAAAATACCTGACTCATCAAAAACGTTATTCAATTTATAAAAGCTACTAAAAAATGTGCTATTTAAAAAACATTCCATACAATCACCTGAATTTAAATCAATTTCCTGCTGTTCTTCAAGTGCGTTAAGATATTCATCGTAAATTATTTCTTCGTATTTTTCTGAATAAATTTGAGCAGAATTAAATCTAAATACCTTCCATCCTTTATTTTGAATTTTTATCTGCCTTTCAGTATCTTGTTCATATTTACCGAAGTGATATTTTTTAGAATCACATTCAATAGCTATTTTTTTTAATGGATCACCAAAATCAACAAAATAATTCAAGACCGGATATTCCGGATTAAAATCCTTACAATATTTAATACATCGAAGAGCTGACCATGTTCTACTTTCAATGTCTGACATTTTCCAATCATAACCATTTTTATCGGATGGGTTTGGATGTACGTTATAATATTCTCTAATTTTAATCCTTTCATCGAAAGTATATCCATTATTTTTATTTTTCATTTTTCAATCCATCTTTTTTTACCACCCAGTTCAACTATTTTAAAATCTTCGCTTGTCCGGTATTGATTACACATTGCAACCATTTCGTTATATGAGTAGGTTTTTACTTTCCGGTCAAAGGAAATTATATCAGCTATTGCAGGACGTTTATAGGGGTTTGTGTCTATTATATTGTTTATTGCATCTTTTACCCTTTGCTCTGTGAAATTATTTTCAGTCAAACGATCAACTAATAAGATAATAAAATCACTTGTCATTTCCGGAAAGGCGGCAATTAACTTTTTTACCTCCTGCATCATCGTAATCTTGTCGGCTGGTTTATCAATATATAAAGACACATCATTGCAATCCTTTTGATTCAAAGACTGCGTTAATGATTGATTCAACTTCATCGCTTCTGGAAGCAACTGATCTAACTTTTCCATTTATCTGTATTATTTCATCATTCCAAGAATGATTATTTATATATGTTTGTGGATCTTTTCTATATTTTTTTTCAGGTTGTGAAATTTTGTATTTTAAAATATGATCCCTTATTTTTTCCTTTTCTTCTTCTTTTATTGAGCTCCATTTTTTACTCAATTTTTCTTTATCTCCTACCTTTTTGTCATACAAATTCCAAAACTCTTCAAAAGATAAAATTGAAATAATTTCACACTCTTTTTCTTTATATTTTTCTTCTTTATTTAACTTTACTTTACTTTCCTTTACTTTAGGAGGGTTACTGACCGGTACGTAACTGGTTACATTTTTTGTATTTTCCTGTTTTTTACGCCATTGCAAAACTTTTTCACGTGTTTTTTCTTTTTTTATTTGGTACTTTTCACTAAAGTTTAGCAATTGTTCGTTGAAACTTTCACCATTTGTTGATGAAATTAACCCGATTTGTTCAATAAAGTTCCAACATTTTTTGAGCCTTTTCCCTATTCTTAACTGTGATAAAAGAACGTCCGTTTTAATCGGTTTTTCCTGTTTGCCTATTTTTTCAAGTGCGGTGTAAAATAGTCCCAATCCTTCATAACCGAAATTGATAAACAATTCAGATATTTTTTCATCATCAAAAGCAGATGTGTCGTGAAGGAAGTATTTCATATTAATTTAATATTCAGAATAGGTGTCCTCTGTATCATCGTCATCTGGATTTTCAAAACCAAATTTATCTTTATCTTCCATTTTTACATTTGTTAAAAATTAGTGCAAAAAAATTTACTTCTTAATCAATATTGTCCCATTGATTTTAAGTATTTTCAAATTTCCAGCTTTTACCTGTTGATTAACCCATGCCCTTGTTTTGCCTACATGCTTTGCATAAGCGGACTGGGTAAATATGTCTTGTCTGATTTCCTTAATTGACATTTGTTAATTTTTTCGTTCAAACAAAGCCGGAATTTCACCGGCAAATGTGATTAGCATTTCAAAAGTAGTTAAATTTTTGATAATTGCAAATAAAATTAAATAAAACTTCCTGTTCATTTCTAAGTGAAATAAGTCCGCAACTCTTAATGCACAAAACCAGCTTATCTTACAATAGACAACATCCTCTTAGCAGGATTATATAACTGAGTAGTTAGACCTCTCAGGACGCTTTACCCCTCAAAAGAAGGATATTTTAATTGGTCTCCTATACTGCCTATCTTCAGCAGGAAGTCTTAATATTTTAAAAGAACATCATCGAAACATTATATCAAAGATAATATTATTCACTTAATTATACAAGAAACAATTAAAATATTATCGCATTATGCAAAATGTAAATTATTTTTTTGTTAGTTCGTTTACCTGGTCTTCGACTTCTTCAAATGTCAATCCGGGAACTATTATTTTAGTTCTTTTATATATTTCACGAAGCTCGTCTTTCATAGCCTCGATCTCTTCATCCTTCGCCCTGATTACATCTGTCAACAGCTCTATGTTGTCCCGAAATGTTTCGCACTGATCCTGCAAAATTTCAACCCGTTTTTTCTGAGTGAAGTACTCTTGTTCAAAGAACTCTGCCCGACTTATTTGTAGCTCTGTTTCTCTTGAAATGTCGTTCATGGCTTTAGTTTTATTTTAACTGATTTCACGGCTCCATCTTGAAGATTAACCGTGAAGGATTGAATGTTTACCTTATTGTCTATCTCAAATTTCCAGAATGATTGCTCAATGAAAAACCTGAGATTCTCCTCAATTTTTGATTGTTCAGGCGTTTTCATTGTTCGTAATCCATTTGAGGTTCTGGAAATTCAGGATTGGTAATATCGTTGATGTGGGTTACTTTTGTAACTTCATCTTGTCTATGACCTAACCAATCATTATACATTTGTATAATCGTTTCTTCATCGTGTCCAGTAAGATATGCCGCAAAATCAATAATTTCACTCATTTTCATATAAATTTTGATATGTATAATTCAAATTGTTCAAGCGTAATATGCTTCAGATAAGTGTTAACAATTGCCTGAGTGCATAGAAAATAGATCTGGTTAAACTCTACGTCGTCCGTTTTCTGAAAGTTAATCGACTTAGGTATTAAGATCATTTCTCCCCTCATTGTGACGTGAGTGTCAACATTTCCGATTAGGATCATCAGTTCTTTGCGTAGGTATTCGATGTTTCGCAACTTCTCAAATTCTGCACCTTCAGGAAGCAGATAGATCGTTTTGTTCAACAGTGCAAAAAACCGCCTATGGTTGATGATACTGCGCTCTTTCCACATCTCAATGTTGACATAATCACCAACCTTTAATTTTAGCGACTGTTTGAAATCTTCGTCGGTATCAACTTCGAAATGATTTGGTGCAGATATGTGGGCGTGGAAGTTCATTCTATAACCTCCTTCCATGTTCCGGTTTCTAACTGAATGTCCACATCCTTAACGATCAAATAAAAATTATTCGTCCACGTAATCTCCTTTTTTTCGCTGTCGAAAATTTGTTCGTTTCGTGTGCCTTCAAACGCTACGTACATCATCGCATTAGTTTTTTAAAGTAGTAAATAAAGATCATTCCAATACACCAGCCTATTAAGGCCAATTCGTCGCATGATTCGATAATTTTTTCAAGATCGTTCATCGTTTTTTCTTTGTTGGTTTAACTTTCGTTTTAAAAATGATAGTCTTTGCATCTACCAGTATCCGTTCAAGTTTTGACAGATCCGGAGATTTTGTGATCCGCTTGACTTTTGCGTGCAGATCATGTTTTGATTGTTTTCCGGTTGAGGTCATTTTGGTTTAAAAAGATGTTCAAGTTTTTTAAATCGGACATATTCAAGAAATTGATAAAGCAAATAATGAATGTCGTCACTCATCTTGTAGTAAGCCATGCAAGGAATAGGATCATGTCGTTTAATATCTAAGTCAGAAACATCGTACCCGTTTTTATCTTTGTCGTACCCTACAAATTGGAACACATCAAAAATAAAGTCCGGTACTTCGAAAATGTCGCAGTAAAATCGCCATTGGTACGATCTGATATAATCATCTATTGACCTTAAATCTGAATATTTGGTCTTTTCATCCCTGATAAGTAAGCCTTTTAGAACGTCACAATGCCCGGTTACTAAAATTTCCTCATCTTCGATCTTGTAAACCTTTTTTCCAGGTACCTCGTTGAAGCATGGGAATATTTCAGCACGGTAATCCATCGCCGTCTCAATTTGCTTATCGTTGTAGGTGATTGGGATTTGGTCAATTATCAGTTGATTGTTCTTTGTGATATTTCCTTTTTCAACCAACAAATGAAAACCGGTTCCGATCCGTGTGTATTCATTCCCCTGAAAAACCCCCGACCAACTTTCAATCAGGGATTCTTCAGTTGAATAAGGTTCATCTTGTACGAACCTGCGAAACGCCTCGAGTTGCGTTACTCTAACTTGCAACATCTTCGTTAATTTTGAATATTTTCAAAGCAGAATCAAATACGATGTGTTCTTTTGCAATTTTCTCTTTCATCGAATTTCTGAAAGCAACCTGGTGCGCTTTTGGTAGTCCAGCAATCAGCTCAGAAACTTTTGCTGCCTTTTCGGGTGAATCAATTTCTGAAAGCTCCTTCTGCACGCTCTCAATTTTTGCAAGCATTTCTTTTTGCTCCTCACTTTTTTCCTGAATAGAGGACTTAACCCGTTGAATTATGTCGGCCATAAAGGTTTTAAATTCAGGATCTGTTTCGTTTGGTACGGTCAATAAAGGAAAACGGGCAACGTTTTTTCCTACGGTTTTGTCGGTGGGGTTAAAATTGATTGTCCGCTGATTATTTTCCATGTACATGTAACCGACCTGGTCAGCGATTCTCAACAGTAAATCCTTTGAACCCCCGGTAACGTCAGGACTTATTTTTGTATTGTCCCCGTCCTTCTCCTCTTTTGCATGTGCAATGATTACCATGTCCAGCTTTTCGCCCCTACGACGGTTGACGAATAACTTAAACTCGTCCGCAATGGCTCCATAGGCTTTTAGCTTGTTGGTTTTCAGTTTGTAATCCTGTTCAACCACGTGGATCATCAAAAAGTCATCCAGCACACTTTTTGCAGTGTCAATTCCTAACGTGGAATAGTTTTTGATTTCTCCTTCGTCTGCCAATACCTCTTTCCAGTTAGCGGCTACAATAGTATCCTGCCGGAAAATTGAGCGATCTGAACCCCGATCACAGTCCAACAGGATCGGATTGTTTGCTGTGTTAAAAACGCTTGTTTTGCCCACTCCCGGACTTCCGTACAACAGGATGATAACAGGGCGTTCAGGTAATACATCTTCTTTTCTAATAATTGTCATTTTTCTTTCGTTTTTTACCGTCTTATGTAGCTTTCGGCGTTGCTTTAATTTATGAATTTAATACTTGTTGGTAAAACTTCTGTCATTGTGCCGTCGGGTAATTCAATTAATCCGACCGTGTAATTTCCAAATCCCTCGCTTGATTCTTCCATCGCATTTGCCCACTGATGGAATATACCTTCATGTGCATATTCCGGCTCCCAAAATGCACCTTTGATCATCCTATGATTCAAATCGTAGGATGCAGGAATCCATTTTTTAAATAATACTTTTCTCATTGTTTTTATTTTGAAATTACTCAATATCTCAATATGGTTGGTAAAAACTGTTGTTAAACAGCTTGCGAAGTATTGTCCTTGCATGTTTTACATAACAGGGTTTTTCCACGTTCATCAAATGGGTAAGCGGTGCAGTCATCGCAAACCGATTTTATAACAGGCGGTATAGTTAATAATTTTACTAATTTTTGCTCCAACCATTCAGCATAATGGTTATAAGCAATCCATTCAACATTAAATCTTTTTTGAGTTTCTGCTGTAAATTCATCTCTTAAATCTGTGTTTTTCATACCATTAAATTTAGTGTTTCAAATCCGTAAAATTACATAACCATACCGCCAGCCGTTATAAGCCATATTAAGACGGCTTCGATTTAAGGTACTGGTTAATCCAAAATGCGAATAAACCAGATATATTTTCATTGCCTAAAATCTCTTTGCTTATAGTTTTTGCCTGTTGTTGTTGTTCGGCAGTTAGGCTTATCGTTACTTTTTTAGTTTTCATAAGCGGGTTCTAAAAGTGAGCCAATAAAATACTTTTTGTAGCCTTTTATTTTTAATATTTCATGTAGCATTTCAATATCTACTGCTTTAAATAACTTTTGTTCAGGAACAAATGCTCCAAACATTGTTTCGTTATAAACTGTTACTTTGTACGATTTCATAATGGCTTTTGTTAATTATTACCCAATAAAGATAGTTATTTATTTTGTATTTACAAACTATTTACTGTTTATTTTCCAATTATTTTACTTTCAATTGATAATCAAACAAATACGGCTTATAACACGCAATAAAAAACAAAAGGGCTTAATCCGTTAATCAAGTTCAGTAATCCGTGCCAATATCTCACGGGTTGATAGGTTCTCGGCTCGCAATCCCTTTCGTTTCTTATTGCCACCGTTGTGGTCAATGCTAAAGGTGCGTTGAGACAGCTATTTGTTATCTGTTTTGTCCATTATCGATACGACATCCTTTGCCATTCTTGAAAGTTCGACTTGCATCCTAAATTTTTTAGTTTCAAGTCTGCGATGAAAAAATTCACTAATTAACTGTAACCTCCATTTTATCAAGTAAGTATATGGGTGCATTCGCTTTTGATACATTAGATAAAAAGCTCTATTGCCTTCATCTTGCAGTAATTTTATAAGCCTATATCTTTCTACTCCTTCATTTCCTTTATCGCTCATGTGTTTTTTCACAAGGTCGCAAAGCGTGTCGTAATCGTAAGAATTGGTAATGTAAAATTCTCGATAGACAGTATTTTCTGGATTATCCCATTCGTCTTTAAAATCGGGACAATGTTCTCTTTTAAAGAAATTCTTTATTTGCAAAATCATAAATTTGAATTTTAATTGTTTTAATTATCGACTTCGAAGCACTGAACCACAACTTTGTGTTGCGGTCAATTGGGGTTGTGTTGCTCCGTTGACAGGATAGTATTTCAAACTCCCCAACTTCCGCAACACATCAGCGTAGTTAAACGTGACATTTTTGCCAAAAATTTGCCCTTCATTGCAAATAGGGCAATTATCCTTTAATCGTTCATCTTCCGGCAAAGCATCATATTGCTCTTTCGTTAAGATTTTACCAAAATCGTCCATGTAAATCCAACCATCGTAACAGGTACAGGGTTCAACTTCTCCACATGGGCACAAGTCAGAGGCTTCTGCTTCGCAAATGGGGCAATTTAAAAATTCGCACATGGCTATTGTTTTAAAAGTTTGGTTAAAACAAGTTTCTTGACACGGTTGTATTGTAGCTCAGTGATCTCCTCTGTGCCTTTGTCTCCCGGTTCGTAGGTCTGGGTAGATACAGTGTTCATTATCCCGTATATGTGTTTATACGCCAGAACTTTTTCGGTTCTTCCGTTACCAAAACTATGGTAGAAATAATTGTTAAATCTGTAAAATTTCTCTTTCATTGTGTCAAAGTTTTTAAAAAGTTAATTCTTGTCACCCGAAATCCCCGCTACCTTTCGATAAGCGGGGCAAGTCCTTTGCAGAACTTTGAAAACTGCAAGGATTATTTTACAAAAAATTTTCTTTTCCAATCTATTGACATATCTGATACACTAACTCCATCAAATTGGCGATTTGGTTCAATTGTCCAATTATACAGGACAATTTTACTGATTCCGTAGGTTCTGTTTGATTTCTTGCAAAGAAAGATTCTGTACCATTTGCCGTATTTCTGGAAAACGATCCTGTCGCTGACTTTTTCAACAAACTTTTTCAGATCAGAATCCATCAACTTGTTACCAATTGATTCCTGGATGGTAATTTCTGACTGATACATCTTTTGGCAGTAATTTGCACGGTTCACGTTGATTGCCATAGAACCATATCCGGCAACGTTTACATAAATCCAACGATCATCCATTACTATACCGCTTGGCGTTGAGATTGTTTTCCCCATATAAACTAACGGGCGTACATTCAATCTTTCAGCTACTGATTTAACTACCTGGATTGCTTGTCCATTTACGGGAGAGAAAGTTACTTGTGTTTTCATGATTCAAAGTTTTTTGTTTGCCTACCTTGTGTCGGGGTGTTCGGCTTTTCCCCCTTTGTAATTACACGAAAGTTACAACATAAATCATTGATTTGCAAATATTTTAGTATGTTGTAAAACATGTTTTGGGATTATTTTTAGGTATTTAGCATGTTACCTGCAATTGCTTAGTACTTTGCTCAAAAGTATCATAGCTAAATTGTTAGGTAGGTGTCTATTATCAACCTCTATTCTAAGATACTCTGTAGCTTCGTTCCCGTATATAAAACTTAATGAAGGTGTGCAATCTCTAATACAAGTTATCTGTTCACCAAACGTTTTCTTATCTTCAAGCATTTGTGTGTAAGTTTCATATACTGCATCAGTCATTTTAAATGGTAGTTTCACATCAAATATACTGGTGTGTAATTCAAACGCAACAGCAGGTAACACAGTGTCATACTGCATAGCCTCCGTATTTTGTTGCTTATTTTCTTCGCTCATAATTTCTACTGTTTTATGGTTTATCGCCCGTAGCAAAAGGCTACGCAGCATACACTAATTCGTTATAGGTAAGGCTACCAATCCCCACCATCAGCGTTTATTTTAGGGAAATCAATAATGCAATTATCAGGATTGAACCCTCCAGTATCTGACATTTCAGGTGTTGGATTTTGTTTTGTATCTCCCAAAAGCATTATGTGTAGTTTTCCTGCTATTGCATTTATACAAAGGTTTTTATCCCAATCTTTCATAAGTTTTTCAAAAGCCTTTACTTGCTTAATCTGTTTTTCGGTCAACTTTACACCTGCGTCTGTTTCCATTTCTATTTAAGTTTGTGAGAAGCTCTACCTATAACAGCACCTAACAAAAATGGCTGCTACAAGTATTGGTTTATAAATTGAAGTTTTATTTAAGCAGCCACTTCGGTTAGCTGCAAACCGTTAGCACCAATCCTAAAAGAGCCGCTGCTGTCTTTTGTGCAAATTGAAAGCGTTTACACCCGCTTGATAGTATTCTGAATCAATATCCATAATATCCAAATCAAAGCCTTCAATTTCGGCTGCAATAGCATGGTTAAAACTGCCTCCGTGAGTATCTAAGATTGTCATTCCTTTGGTTGCATATCGGTTTAAAAGCCATCTATATAATTGCACAGGCTTTTGGGTAGGGTGTCGTTTATTCAGTTCTTTTTGAACCGAGTATTTAAACATCTTATTTGCACCATCAAAAGAAGTCCAAGCAAAATCAAACATTCCAAAACTCATTCCTTCGGGTTGCATTTTGTCCCAAATTATACAATGTTTTGTCGGTGGTAAAGCGTAATAATTACCACCCCAAATTATTTGGTTTTTGCTTATTCTAAATAGTTCAGTAAAGTAATTCATATCAATTGGCTTGTTATCCCATTCTTTAGCCTTTAAGCCTTTTTCTGTTATAAGCCGTGGGCTGTGTCCTATTCCTATTCCAAACTCAGGGTCAACAATCGCCAAATCATAACATTTGTCAGGCTTACTTTTCATAAACTCAATGCAATCCACATTGAAAAAATTAATAGAAGGGCAGCGGCTAACACATGGTATAACCAATGGCGGCTGCGGTGGTGTGCTTATGTTTGTATCTTCGTTCATGCTTTTATGTAATTTGATAAATTTGTACTCGTAATCCGCCACTGGTCATACCATCAACGTTATGAAACAATTTAAAGAAGCGTTCCAAACAAAGATTAATTCATTTCCCTGAAATTCAAGGTAGTCTCCTTCTGCTTATTTTTCAAATGTTGACGTCTGCCAACAGCGAAAAGGACATACCCAAGTGCGATTGCACAAACGATTGATAGGATGATTATTTTCATGGCTTAGTGTTTTTTAGTTCCTGATCCAGGAAGTTGTTCACAATCTTCTTTACCCTCACAACCCCTCCGAGCTGTACGATTTCTTTCGGCATCCGGTAAATGGTAAATTTGCCGTCGTTTTTTCTTTCTCCGTCTGGCTTTTTTGGTGCGCCCACTTTCTTTTTTTCTGTCATGATTAATTGTTTTTTTCTTGTTGTTTGTATAATCTTTTTATAGCCTTGATTGCAAAATACGGAGTTGATACCTCATCTCTTTCGCCATCTGCATACACTTTCTTTTCGTAGCCACAAACTGGACATTTAAACCATCTCTGTCGGTAGGATTTACCACTTTGTTTAGTCCCAACTTTTCGGGTTAAATCCATCGGTACATCATGGCAGACTTCACAAAAAAATTGATTACTCATAACTTAATTGAAATTAATGAAATATTTCGCTACTCTTTTTCCTGATCCTGTTTTGATCATCTCCTTTTCGATCGGTGCGCCCTGATCTTTGAGTCGGTGAATCCTTGCGCTACCCCTTTCAGCTCCGAATTTGTACAGAGCCTCTAAATTTGTCAACGTTTTGCCTGTTTTGAGATAGGCTAAAATCTGTTTTTCCTGACTAATTGTATCAAGTGGTTTGCTCATGATAATTGTAGTAAAAGGTAAAAGAATACAAATATTATCGTTCCGGTTAGGATTTCGGATTTAGTTGGATTTGTTTTCATAATCAATTAAAAAAAATGAAATATAACCATACAAAAACGAATAAGACAAATGCAATAATTTCAATAATAAGACTTACTGATAAAATCTTATTAGTTTCTTGAATGTACGCAAGTATTTCCTCGGGTGTTTTCATGATTTTTTCCCGTTTAGATTTATTTCAGCAAATAACCTGCTGAGCAATAAAATTACAAGTGTTCCGATAATTGCTGTCATAATATTTGCCCGTAATCCCGATAGCGCAGGGTTAAATTGGGTTAATAAGGCAAAATTCTTTAAACACCTATTAATGTTGCGATTGCTGCTTTTGTCAACCAATCAAAAGCCTCGTCATTAGTTTCGAAAGTCATCATTATTTTTTGAATTTCAACGTTTTTTGTCATTTCGTTTACTCTTTCA